CCAGTATAACTTACAATACTAAATCCTGATGTTGTGTTAGCTGATACTGTGCTTGTTATAGTTCCTGAATAGTTTGATACTCCTGCACCATTTGCTAACCAGTTCCATGCAACGTAAGTTATTCCATTATCATTAATATCTGTTGCATTTGAAAGACTAAATCCATCAGAGTTCCAAGATTGAATACCAGCACCTGTTGTATCTTCTGCATCTGTTAAGTTTGAAGATAAATATTTACTAGTTCCTCTAATAACATCTGCAAGTTTATGATTTCCTGCCGCACTTCTTTCTTTTAACCAAGTCCAATCAGGTTGAACTCCAACACCAGTAACAGTTAATGTAGAACCATTACCAGTATAAAGAACTGTATTAAAATAAGAACTAGGTTTATCTATCGTTGTGTAAGCCATGAGTTATCCTATCCGTAAATGTTAATGTTTTTAGTACAAAGTGCATAGTAACCTGTTGGTGGTTGATATTGGAATTTACCTAAACCTGCACCATCAGAATAAGGAGATGAGATTGCTGTTGTTGCAAAATATCCATTACCGAAATTCATTTGCCATGTTGAAGTTCCACCATTACCTTTACCAACTGCTGGAAGTAAATATTTTCCATCTAACGAAGTAGAAGAAAAATTAACTGCACCAGTTCTTGATGCACCAGAAGTTGGAACTCCTGAATTTCTCCAAGTTCCATTTACACCCATATAAAATGCTTTATTATCGTAATCTAAAGCAAACATAATAATATCATTTGTTGCTGGATTTGAACCCCAACTACCAGAATAACTAGAATTTAATAACCACATTTCAGCAGTTGCTTCATTCCAAGCTATTCCTGTAACATGAGGTGCAGTTTGATTTGAAGCATCATCTGGCATAACTCCATATCTATCTGTGCCACCTTTTTGTGTCCATTTAGTTTCCCAATACCATTTACCAGACTTTACTCCAAACGTAGCTGGAGTTGCGGCATCAACTACTCCTATAGTAACTTGTGTATTTCCATTAGAAAAAGTATGTCCGCCACTTGGTGTAACATTAAGTGAATTTAATGTAGTAAAAACATTTGAAGGAGTATCTACAGTCTGTGTAGGTGTTCCATTAACAGTAAAGTTATTTCCATTACCTGAACTGTCTGTTCCTAATGAACCAGAGTTTTCAAATTTTAAGAAGAAACCATTTGTACCATAAGAACCTGAATATGGTTTAAATTTCCATATTCCTGTTGTTGCATCTGTTTCGCCGAATGAAGAAGCATTTAATGCTGTGCCATCTATTAAATGAACATGAGATATTAAACCATCAACATAATAATTTAAACTTTCTGAATGTCTATATCCAATAACTTGAGGAATACTTGCTTGATTGTAAGCAGTATCTAAATTTTGAGTTGGATAAGTTGCTGTATCAAATGCTGTTATTTGTGAACCATTAACATATAATTTTACTCTATCTGATGCAGTTGCTTGTGTTGTATCAACTGCAACAACAATATGATACCAAGCTGAAGTATCTCTAAATAATTGAGTTGTAATTAAATGTATAACATTAGTTCCATTATCTGTTGTTGTAAAAGATAATTTATTATCATTATTAAAAAAAATTCCACTATTTAAATTACTAGTAGAATAGTTATTAGACATAAATAAAAGTTGAAATCTTGAAGAAGCATCAGATTTTTTTATCCATGTACTAAAAGTAAAAGTTTTTCTATTACCTGTACTAGCTGGTGTTCTTGAAAAATAAGATGTAGCCATTAGTTTAATTGCGCTCCATTGTTAATTTGAACTGTTATAGTTATGCTGAAAGCTCTATCAGCAGTTTGTGTTTCTGCGTCTGTTGCTCTTATTGTAAATGAATAAGTTGTGTCAGTAGTAGCACCACTTTCTGTTCCTGTGATTGCTCCTGTTGAACTGTTTAAAGATATTCCTGTAGGTAGACTTCCTGTAGTTATTGAATATGTTACAGCACTATCTGATGTTGCGGATACTGTTGTTGATATAGAACTACCACCACTAAATGTTCCAAGTGTTCCAGCAGATGTAGACCATATAGGTGCATCAGATACAGTTAATAAAGCTGTTGTAGACCTACCTGCATAGCCGTCATTATTCTCAACTCTAATGTAATATGTTCCATCAACTGTTAAAGTAAAGTTAGCACTAATAGAAATTGAAGATGTAAATGATACTGAATTTGCTCTTACTATAGCACCTGTTGATGCGTTAATAGCTTCTACTATTGGGACAGATACAAAGTTAGTTCCTGTAATTGTAAATGATGTTGCATCATTAGTAATTGTAGATGGTGATATAGAAGTAATTGTAGGAAATGTTCCAACATTAATTGTAGTTGAGCCACCTAATGCTACAGCATTTCCATTTATTGTAATTGTATTTGAACCAAAGTCTAAACCAGTAGCACCTGAATTAACTTTTAGAATTTGTCCTGCTGTTCCTAAAGTATTTGGATAAGGTATAGAACTTAATAAAACTTTTCCTGTTCCATTAGGTGTTATGTTAATGTCTGCATTAGAAGTTGATACGATTGAATTACCATTAACATCTAAATTTCCACCAAGTTGAGGTGTACCATCTTGAACAATGTCTGTTAAACCACCTGCAACGATACTTTCCCAAGTTGTTCCATTGTAATATTTAAGAACATTAGCAGTAGTATTAAATGCTAAATCTCCTGCATCTAAAGATGTAGATGGGTCTGAAGCACTTACTCTATATCTTGCTGCAAAATCATTTACTGTTCCAATATTACTTCCAACTGTATTTACGTTGGCTATTGAACCACCAACTAGATTAACATTAGCAATATTATTTCCAACTAAATCAACATTAGCAATAGCATTAGCTACTGTATCAATTTCAGAAATAGCTTCGTTTAAATCGTCTGCCGCAGTAATTACTTTTGCAATATCTGTAGCGACTGTAGAAATATTACCTGCGTTAGATGCAACAGTTGTAACGTCTGCACTAATTCCTGCTACAGTATTAATATTAGCATTGTTACCTGCTACTGTGTTTATGTTTGCGTTGTTACCAGCTACAGTATTAACATTAGCTACATTAGTTGCGACTGTATTAACATTAGCAATAGAACCACCTACTAAATTTACATTTGCAATATCAGTAGCGACTGTAGTTATATTAGCATTAGCTCCAGCAACAGTTGTGATATTTGCATTATTACCAGCAACAGTATTTACGTTAGCAATAGAACCACCTACAGAATTTACATTTGCTATATCTGTTGCGACTGTTCCAATATTAGCAACTGCACCTGCAACTGTAGAAATATTATTTGTAGGTGTAATCTGACCTGCTACTGTTGCAATATTTCCTGCGTTACTAGCAAGTGTTGTAAGACCTGCTGTACCTGCAAGTGTTGTTATGTCTGCTGATATTCCTGCTACAGTATTTACGTTAGCAATACCTGTTCCTACAGTATTAACATTTGCTATGTTTGTAGCGACTGTATCTATTTCTGATACTGGTTCGTTTAAGTCATTGGCAACTGTAGTAACGTCAGCTAGAGAAGCATTAACAGCATTAACACTAGCTATGTTTGAGTTTAAATTTGTAAGTGTTGCTTTGTCGGCAGTTGATAGCCAAGTGTTTTCTAAATAGTTTTTAGTTACTGCGTCTTGGGCATTAACTGGGTTAAGTACGTTTTTGATTATCTTTGAGTTTGCGTTGTACTTATTATCAGTATCTAATAGTAGAGCATTGTCAGCTGTATCAAATGCTTCTTGTGATATATAGAATAACTGGTTGCTATCTTGGTCTAATATTGCTTCAGTAATTGTAGCACCATCTTGATAATCTACTAATCTTGCAGAACGACTAGAAGACCTAGATATAGAAATAACAAGTCCGTTAGCTGGAGCAGTTGTAAATTGTATTGTTGAACTAGTTGGGAATGTATAATCAGTCCCAGCAGTTTTAAGTACGTTATCTACTTTTACTATTACGTGAGAAGATGTAATGTAAGGAAATGTAATTGCATACGTAGTCGTAGCACCATTCCCAGTATAATTTACTATTGCAAATGACATATTTTATTTTTTATTGTTAATATAATTTTTCTTTACTTTCATCTGGTAAAGGAACTTTATCGAGAAATAAGTTTAAAACATTACTTACACCAAAACTATTTTGAAACACAAATAAACGTGTAATTCTTTTTAAATCAGTTTTAGAGAAACTATAATCATCTCTTGCAGTTTTTAATATTGAAAGTAAAGATCTACCTCCTGTAGCAAATAAATCGTAAGTCGGATTACCAGTAATTAAATTTACTTCTAATCCACTACTACGAGTATTAAATCTTAAATCTGGTTCTAAAGCAAGAGAAACTATATCAGCGTACATTGGCATTAAAGACGACCAACCAGTTCTTTGAAATGCAGCTAAACCTATCCTAGTGTAATC